TGCCTCCTGAGCAGATCTCAACAGGTACAGTACCCTTGCTTCAGTTCTTGCAAGGTCATAAAGAACAAGCCACTGGACTGTCAAAAGCAGCCCAAGGTCTTAACGATGCCTTATATGTGTCTGGTAACTCAGAAGCTAAGGTGTCACAAGTGCAGTCCGCTGCACAGCTACGCATCCAGTTCATTGCTCGTAGATTCATGGAAACCGGTGGACGGGAACTCCTTGAAGGTATCTACAAGACAATGCGTAAGGAAATGCGTGGTGGGTCTGTAGGAAACTACACAGGCAATCAACGATATCTCGATGTGTCCATAGATGATCTACCCGGAATCGAGTACATGACTGTAGAAGCAGATGTTGGTGATGCCAGTAATCAGACCAAGTTACAGAAGTTACAAATGATAGGCCAACAAATCCTGCCAGCCCTTCGGGACGCTGGTGCAGGTGCTGTTGTAGCTCCAACTGCAGCTTCCACTATTGCAGTACAAGCGTTTGATGCGCTAGGTTTAGACCCCCTTGACTATCTTATTGATATCAACACAGAGGACTTTAAAGCTAAAGCAGAAGAAGGTCAGAAGCGTGATCAGGAAGCTCAGGCGAAAGCCTCGAAGCTCGAAGAGTTGACACAGAAGTTAGCTGTAGATTTACAACAAGCTAACATTGACTATACAAACGTACAAGCCCAGAATGCCATTCAAGATAATCTTAAGCAACTTATGGTTGCACTAGATAAGTCTGAACAGGAATGGTCGAAGTTAGCCTTAGATGCTGGTAAAGAACAGCAGCCTATGCCCACAAAAACTAACATTGACACACTGTATGCAAAGGCACAAGCACTCGTGGCTAACGTCATGACTACTACTGCTGGAGCAACAGCTGCCCCAACTGCACCTGAAGAGGCCCCTATGGGAGCACCTCCGGGAGTACTTGGATAAGGGGGTGATACTGTATCTGACTGCATGGGGTCTCAGTCTACATAATAGACCCCAAACCTAATTAACAAAGAGACTAACACAGATGAAGAAGTATAAAGATGGCATTGACAAGAAGGTCAAACCACAACTTCAGTCTGATGGTAACTACCGTCCGGGACCTTTCTCGGATGCCAAGACTGCTTTAGCAAAGGCTACTTTCTCTAAGAAAGAGAGAGATGAGTTCTTTACTGAAGCGTATGGCGACATACTATCAGATCTATTTATGAAGTGGCTAAACACGGAGGCACACTGCACCAAGGAAAGAGAATATCTCTACCATGTGGCTATGGGCTTAGGCTCCGTTAAAGAACGATTGATTCAGATAGAGACTTACGGTTTCAACCAAGAGTACATTGATCAATCACATTTAGAAGATGAGGAACAAGATAATGATTCCAACTAATACGCTAGAAGAACTCCATAAAGCTGAGTTAGACTTACAACGATCCCAAGTATCCCTAATCCGAGAGATGGGGAGAGGCCACGAGAAGAGCCGATTACATGCTGGTACCCTACAAGCAATGTCATCCGCACTAACCTTCGTGCAAGATAAGATCGTAGGCCATCCTGACAGCAAGCCCGTAAAGGCACCTGTTGCAGCACAGGCCAAGAGTAAGACCAAGTAAATGAGGACTATAAGGGATAATAAATTATGAGCAACGAAAACATTACAGCATCTACCTCCAACGGAGATGACGCTGCTTTCAATGCTGGTCAACAACCACAAAGTTTTGATGACATTCCCGTACCGATGGGGCCAATGGCCAAACATTTAGGTATCGAGATTGATCTACCAGAAGACGATGTAGAACTTGACCCGGAAGATTCTGTAGATGAAGTACCCGCTGAAGACGATACAGAGGAAGACGATACACTAGATCAAGAAGATGACACTTCAGATGAAGAAGATGGTGAAGAGGATGATGATGAATCTACCCAAGACACCGACTTACTCACAGAAGAGGATATTGATTGGGACTATAAAGTTCCGGTTAAGATCGATGGAGTTGAGCAACACTTAACTCTTGAAGAGCTCCGTAAAGGTTACGCTACTGATCAAAGCTTGTCTAAAAAGGGAAACAAGATTAGTGAACAACGGAAAGAGTTTGAAACCGAACAAGGTTCCAAGCTCCAAGAACTAACAGGAATGGCCACACTACTGCAAGAACAACTCCAACAAGAGGAGAACACACTTGCAGCTGAGTACCATGACTTTGATGAGAAGATCAAGGAAGCCCGTAAGGAAGGGAATACTTATGAACTCTCAGAACTAAAAGATCAGCGTGAGACTGCTCAAGATGCCTACTGGAACGCCCGTAAGAAGCGTGAAGGTGTGGCTACTGCTGTACAGGAGAAACAACAAGCTCAGCTTGCTCTCCGTCAACAGGAACTCTCGACTAAGTTTAGCACTGATATTGCAACACTTGTACCATCATTCCAAGAAGATGCAGCAGCTATACAGGCCTTTGCAGTAGAAGAAGGGATTCCTCAGGAACTCCTATCGACTATCGCAGACGCTACCGTTATCAAGTTTATTGATGACTATCGTAGGTTGAAGCAGAAGGCCACTAAGGGAGCAGTTAAGCGTAAGGCAACGCCTAAAGCTAAATCTGCACCTATCAAGAAAGGCCCCACTAGGAATTCTCAGCAAGCAAAGGCAACTACTGCGGTTCGTAACAAAGTCCTAACAGGCACCGGTTCAGAGGCAGATCAATTATCTTTCCTCAAGAACCTTTCCAAGTTCAGCTAATCCTTTAACTTTTACTTTATTTTATAAGGAATATTTATCATGGCAGGACGTAACTTCCAAACAGCTGGCCCAAAAGCGGCAGCTGGCACATCAGGCGTAGGCGTATCAGAACGCGAAGACTTAGCTAACTTTATTAGCATGATCACTCGTGACGAGACACCTTTTTATTCATCTATCGGCAAGACTAAGTCTAAAGGTATCCTTCACGAATGGACTACTGACGAACTAGCAGCACCGGGTTCTAACCAAGTTGCTGAAGGTTCTTCTTACGCTACTACTCACGCAGCACAGTCTGCTGAGCCTGTACGTACACGTTTAGGTAACTACACTCAGATCAACTCTAAGACTGTTGAAGTATCTGGTTCTAAGCGAGCAGTTGATCAAGCTGGCGTTGCAGACGAGTACGCATACCAGTTGAAGAAGCGTGGCACTGAGCTTCGTCGTGACGTTGAGCATGACTTAGTACACAGCTGGAACGGTTCTAACGGTTCAGGCACTCGTACTATGGGTGGCTATCAGGCATTTACCAACGTAAACGTTGTTAACGCTGGTGCAGCTTCTGGTGCAGCTTATGTTGCTCCATCAACTACTGGTATTGGTACCGTTGGTACTATCGCTCGTGGCGCTTCTGATGCTAACTTGCTTGCTCTTGAATTGAGCAACGTTGATGATGCAATGCAGACTATTTATCAGGAAGGTGGCAAAGCTACTGTAATGATGACTTCACCTGCGAACAAGCGTAAGTTCTCTGCAAAAGCACAGGCAGCTGGTTCTAACGTATCTCGTAACATCGATGACAGCGGTAAGCTTCGTCAATCAGTTGAACTTTATGATAGTGACTTCGGTACTATCAAGATCGTTCCTAACTACGTAATGGGCTTGGCTCATAACACTGGCTCTGGCGCTACTACTAACGCTGCAGATTACTCTGCACTAGTATATGATCCACAGTGGTACAACATCGCTACCCTTCGTGCTCTTCATGAGACTGAAGTTGGTCAGGCTGGTGACAGTACTATTGGTCAGATCGTAGAGGAATGTTCTCTAGAAGTTCGCAACCCAACTGGTTGTGGCTTGATCGTTGGTTTAGCTGGTTAAACACTAAGCTACACAAAGGGGTCCTCCAAAGGGACCCCTCTTTTTTCAGGAGGACAACACCTTATGAGCTTCAAGTCTCAGATGGATAACGAACACAGCTTTAACGTGGTAACAGACAAGAGTCATTTCACTCTGTCTCAAGACGTTAACGCATACCGTGACTACGCAAAGGAATCGAGGGACATCTATGATGCCTCTGGTTCAGCAAGTCATTACCGGTCATTTGCAGTGATACCAGATATCGTTGCCATTGATATATTAACTAAGTACAAGATTGACATTAACGCTCAGGATTTCATGGGTGATAAACAGTTAGTTGCGAGACTTAAAAAGATTATAATCTCAGAGTACCCAGATCTGCTTACGCATGGTCAGACTCGGAGACAATAGAGGATATAATAAATGTCAACTCCAAAGTATGATGCATTAGTCGCAAAGATCCGTGACTGGGCAAACAGAGACAGCACAGTTCTATCTGATGCTATCATCTCTGATTTTATAGATTACTCAGCAGACCTATGTTACAGAGAACTACGCATCCCTCCCTTGGAGTATACATATCAGTACGCAGCTATCACTGTTGCAGGTGAAGACTCCTTGCAACTACCGCCTGACGTAACTGAACTAATTATGTTCCGAGTGAAGGATTCTGCAGGTAACTCCTTAGTGTTTGATCAGAAGATGGACATGCAATCGTTCACCGACAAGCACACAACAAGAGGTTACGGCTCATTCACACGTAAGGGTCAGAACTTAGAGTTCTACCCCGCAGCCTCCGTGGGTGATGTGTACGAGCTACACTACTACCGTAGATTGTTTGATATGGATGCAACTTATGTTGTGAACCAAGCAAACGTTGATGCAGGTAACACAACTGTATCTTCCTCAGGTGTCACAGATGCTGTCCTTATCGGCAGTGTGTGGTACCTAGGTAATGAAGTGTACAACTGGTTACGTGATGACAACGAACGTATGCTACTGTGGGGTGCACTGCACCACGCCTTTGAATACCTAGGCAGCGATGAACAAGCAGCTAAGTACCTCAATAAGCAGATGATGGCTATTGATGAATTAAACCGTGAAGAGAAGAAACGTAGAGTTTCTGGGGCTTCCAATACAGTCACTTATGAAGTGTCTGAGTTACTTTAAGGAGACCACATAGATGGCGATTACATATGAAGCACCTGCCTCTGGGCTGGAAGTAGCACCTATAGAATATGCACCTTCGGACTCAGGTTCAACATCAGTACCCTTTGGTTCTGGGGTTGAAGAGGTAGGTCTTATAGATAAGCCATCTGAAGGTGGTTCCTTCACTAATGATTCGGTTGGCTCTTATGCAACTGCAGTGACGGAAGCTAATAAGGCTATCATTGCCAAGAACGCAGCGGAGTCCGCACGAGATGCAGCATTGGTCAGTGAGAACAACATGGCAGGAGCTATAACTGTAGCCACTGCCAATATGGTTGAAGACGAACAGGTTCTGACAGACGTTCCAGCTAACGCAGTGTTCACTGACACGGTCTACTCTCACCCTGCAAGTCATAGTATTTCAACCATAACAGATCTGCAAGATACTCTTGATTCTCTGGAGACTTCGCATACCAGCCTGACGTTAGACGGTGGATATTTCTAACAATACTAAATTAACCACGAGGATCGATTATGTCTAATGTAATTAGAATTAAAAGAAGTACAACCGTAGCTACACCGACATCCTTGTCGCAAGGTGAAGTTGCATATTCAGAAAACTCAGGTAACCTATTCATAGGTACTGCGAGTAGCACTCTTGCCAAGATCGGTGGACTCACTGATGTAACTAAGCTTTCAGGTATTGAAACGGGAGCAACGGCAGATCAGACAGCAGCACAGATTAAGACTGCTTACCAAGGTGAAGCTAGTGCTTTCACAGACGCACAATTCACTAAGCTTTCAGGTATTGAAACTGGTGCTACCGCTGATCAGACAGCAGCACAGATTAAGACTGCATATGAAGCTAATGCTAATACCAATGCATTCACCGATGCACTATCAAGTAAGCTAGGTGCTATCGAAGCATCTGCTGATGTAACTGATGCAGCCAATGTAGCAGCAGCTGGTGCAGTGATGGAAGGTGACTCGACCACAGCAGCTATGAACTTCGTTATTGATGAAGATTCAATGGCAACTAACACTGCAACTAAAGTACCTACACAGCAGTCTGTTAAGGCTTATGTTGATGGTCAGGTAACCAGTGCACTCACATCCGAGATGTCCTTTAAGGGCGACTATAATGCTTCAACTAACTCTCCAAACCTAGATGCGGGAACCCTTGTTGCTATCGCTAAAGGTGACACATATGTTGTCACAACTGCAGGTAACTTCTTTACCATTGCGGTAGAGACCGGTGACACCATCATGGCGAAGGTCGCTTCAGCCACAGCAGCAACCCAGTGGGTTGTTATCAACAGAAACTTAGATAATGCTTCTATTAAGGTAGCTTATGAAGCTAACTCAAACACTAACGTATTCACTGATGCACAGAAGACCCGAGTTAACGCAACCTCAGGTACTAACACAGGTGATGAACCAGTAGCATCAGCAACAGTATCCGGTACAGTAGAACTTGCCACACAAACTGAAGTAAACACAGGTACCGATGCGGTACGTGCAGTGACACCTGCAACACTTGCTTCAGCACTATTAGATGGCGGTACGTTCTAAACAACAAGAACAATGACGACTACATAGTCACTTAAAAGGAACCATATATATGGCAAATACAATAAAGATCAAACAGAGTGCAGTGTCCGCTAAGGTCCCTACAGCAGCTCAGCTGGAACAAGGTGAGTTAGCTATAAACACTCTGGACGAGAAGCTGTACACTAAGAATAGTTCCGGGACTGTAGTCGAAGTTGGTATCGCTGGTGATAACACAATAGGTTCTGCTGAGTTAAACGTATCAGGTGATGGAACTACAACTCAATTCCTACGTTCCGATGGTGATGGCTCAATGACTTGGGTCACACCACCGACTAATACAGGACCAACGGGTGCTACTGGACCAGCTGGTGCAGACGGTGACGATGGTGCTACTGGAGCCACAGGTGCTGCAGGTTCAGTGGGAGCTACAGGCTCAACGGGTGCCGCAGGCGCTCAGGGTTCAACGGGTAACACCGGAGCTGCAGGAGCTGCAGGAGCTGACGGTGATGATGGAGCTACAGGTTCTCAAGGAGCTACAGGTTCTCAAGGAGCTACAGGTTCTCAAGGAGCTACAGGTTCTCAAGGAGCTGACGGTGATGATGGAGCTACAGGTTCTCAAGGAGCTACAGGTTCTCAAGGAGCTACAGGTTCTCAAGGAGCTACAGGTTCTCAAGGAGCTACAGGTTCTCAAGGAGCTACAGGTTCTCAAGGAGCTACAGGTTCTCAAGGAGCTACAGGATCCGCAGGTTCCAATGGAGCTGCAGGTGCTGATGGAGATGACGGTGCTACCGGTTCTCAAGGAGCCACAGGAGCCGCCGGATCTACTGGTGCTACTGGTGCTGCTGGTGACGATGGTGACGATGGTGCTACTGGATCAGCAGGAGCTGCAGGTTCAACAGGACCTCAGGGTTCAACAGGACCTCAGGGTTCCACAGGTTCTCAGGGAGCTACAGGTTCCACAGGTTCTCAAGGAGCCACAGGAGCCACAGGGGCAACGGGTGCTCAGGGATCCCCAGATACTGCTGCTGAGGTCTTAACAAAGATTAAGACTGTTGACGGCAGTGGCTCAGGGCTTGATGCTGATACTTTAGATGGTCAGCAAGGTTCATACTTCGGCTCAAAAGAATGGGTAGGGTCTCGTGGGGAGAACTTATTCTCGAACGGATCAGG